GAACAAACAACTAAAAATAGAACACCAAATGGAAAAGCAGATTTACATGGTCCTTATATTAATAAAGAAACTGTCGTATTACATGATCCTATTTTATTTAGTTATTTGTCACATCCTCATCAAAATTTAGACTTTTCTGCTATATTACCAGATAATGATTATTATCAAGAAAATAATCAGAAATCAGAAGAATTCATAGAAAATGTACAAAAAAATGAATCAATTGCATCTTATCATATTAATTCAAATTTTATTAATACTTTAAATGATAATCATTTAGTGAATGATATATATCATCAAAAAAATATTATATTTTAAGTAATCCTATATTAATATCTTTTATAATATCATCATATATATTAAAAATAATATCTTCTTCATCTTTGTCGTTCTTTTTAATAATATCATCTTCATGATTAGTTAATATATTATTAATGTATTCATATGATGATATTATATGATATTTAGATTTAGCTCCAGTAATTATAATATTACCTTTTTGGAAAATAAATATACTTATCTCTTTACTTTCATTATTATTAATTTGAGGAATATATTTTATAATTACACATGCTCGAATACATGGTTCATAAGTACATTTAATTTTTTTTTTTAATAAAAGATTATACAATTTTGCTCGATCAATTTGCATATTAACTTGATAATTTGAATTAATCATATCAATTTTAAAATCTTTAATGGTAATATTTTGATTATCTTCAATAAATAATTTCTCAGTAATTATACCATTTTCTATCTTTGCTTTTATTTCTTTCAAACGATAGATTAATTTATTTAATACAATATTAATATTTTTTATATTTTTACAACCAGACATTTGTATAGAACCATTTTTAAATAATTTAATATTAATTTTAGGTTCCTTATTTAAATATTCGCATGAACCATGGGTAATCCTAAGAACTACAGTAATTTGATTATAAAAATAGTTATTAGAATAATTCTTAGTTTTATTATCATTTTTTTTTAAACGTTTAGGTTTAAGTTTAGAAATAATTAAAGTTCTTATGCGTTCTTTATTAATTTTAACTGTTAGAATATCATCTTGGTTAAGAGCCAAATATTTTTCTATATTCAATATATTTAATTTTGTATTTAATTTACATGATGCACACATTGTGGATATACTGATTTCTTTAGGTAAATTAGTAATTTCATTTTGTTTAATATTTAAATAATCTATAAATTCAATTGAATCCCATTTTGTAAATGTTTTTTGATTATTGATAATAGATTCATTAACTAAATATTTAATCATGGCCATTAAAATCATTAAAAATAATATTCTTTAGAAATAATTTTTCATTTTTTATATAAATCTACTTAAAGGTTTATTTTAGTCTAAAAGCATGACACAAATATATCCAAAGATATTATCTTTTGATGTTGGTGTTGTAAATTTATCTTATTGTCTTTTAACCCAAAAAATGGATTGTAATAATCAATTACATTGGGCTATAATAGAATGGAATAATATTGATTTAACAAATACCGATATTAAATTATGCACATTTAAGAATTCACATAATACTGAAAATGGTAATCCTACAAATTCATTATCCTGTAGTTTAAAAGCCAGTTATATGAATACTATTAATAATATAGATTGTTATTATTGTAAAAAACATAGTAAAAATATTAATTTATCTAATGAACCTTATGATTATTATTTTCAGGAATATAAAGGTACTGAGAAATGTTGTTATAAATTTTCACAAACTAGTTGTGCATTAAAAGATAATGAAACTCCTAATGAAATTAGAGATTATACATTTTTCAACAAAGAAAAATCTAGAAATTCTATTGAAGTTGGTAGTTGTACTAAACTAGGAAAATATTTATTCCAAAATCATAATACATCTATACAATCAAATAAATATTATTGTACAGTTCATGCAAAACAATATTATAATAATATAAAAAAAACATCAGAATTAAAAATAATCAAAACAAAAAAATCTACAAATTACAATTTTGATGAGTTGAAATATAATTTAATTATGGAATTAGAAAAACGCCCTAATCTATTACTAGCGAATTATGTTGTTATTGAAAATCAACCTTCTTTTAAAAATCCTCGAATGAAATCTATAGCCTTAACTTTACATGATTATTACCTTATACGAGGTATTATAGATAAAAAATTAACTAATTCGTCTATATTATATGTGAAATTTTTATCACCTTCGAAAAAATTAAAACTTATTAGTGAAACAGATGAAAAAAAATTAAAAGAAAAAAAATCAGATAATAATAGTTCTCAAACTTATAAATTAACAAAAAAATTAGGAATAGATTATTGTTTAAAAAATATTCAACATCTTCATGAGTGGTTAACATATTTTGAAAGTCATAAAAAAAAAGATGATTTAGCAGATTGTTTTTTACAAGGTATTTACTTTTATAATACTATTAGAAATTAATTCTAAAAATATTAAAAACTTTTTTATTAATCTTTAAATCAATAAATAATGATTAGTATATAAAATATTTATAAGTGATAAATGTAATGAATTTGAATTTTTATTCAATAGAAGATCCTAAATTAAATGAATTAGTAATTGTTCAATTTATAGAAAAAGGTGAATCATTTTTCAAAGCAAATTTATTAGAATATCCATATAAAGGTCTTATTAATTTTCAAAATGCAACAAAAAAAAAAAAAATTAATAGTTGGAATAAAATTATAACATTAAATAAAAATACTGTAGTTAAAATAATTGATATAGATAAGACTGCGAAAATAGTACAATTATCTTTACTTAATTTAACAAATGAATTAATAGATAATAAGATACAAAATAATATGAATTTAATTCAAGAAAAATTATTAATTTATTTTAATGAAAATAAACAATTTGAACAATTCATAAAATCTTTTTGTCTATCTTATAATTATGATTTTAATATTCTATGGAAACAATTAGTATATCATATTGATGTATTAAGACGAGAATATAATAATAAATTTAATACTAATATCTCATTAGGAAAATATTTTAATAATAATATATCATTTTTAGAAACTTGGATTAATACAGTAAAATTACATGAAATTTGCTATGCAAACTATAGTAAATTAGATCTTGATAAAAAAGAATTTATGCTTTTTTGCCAACCTGAAATAAAAAATTCTTCGGATAACAAACTTAATGAACATATTAAAACATTATCATCAGATGAATCCTGGAATCAATTATATCTACAATTAAAAGAATATTATCAAAAAAAAAATATTTTTATAAATAAATTACTTACTAAGATAGGTATTATTTCAAATAGTAATATTAATCATACTAAAGATATTTTTTCATCTGTTTTACAACATATAAAATGTAACTATGAATTAAAATATAATACTGCTCCATATTATATATTTGAAACTTCATCTTTAGATTCATCTAAATGTGATCATGATATATTTATAAATCAATTACAAAATGAAATAAAAAAATATGAACCTGATATTTACATCGATATATCTGAGACTGTTAAATAAAAGCAAAACATTTTTATTTAATGCCAAATAATAAAATTCTAAAAAAATTTATTATTTAGCATAATTAGGTTAACATATAATTAGGATGTATTTTTACATTTTTTTTTGATTAATCCCATGGTAGATTCTAAATTTAATTGAGATGATGTTAAACTTTTATTACGCTTAATAATATATTCAGAATCTATTTCTGAATATATTTTATTAAGTTTATCAATATGAACCTCTTTTAATTTATTAATTTTATACGATTCCTCAATTTGCATCTGTCTAGATATTAATGGAGGGTGTAAAATAGTATATTCTTTAGTATTAAAGACCATATTTTTCCTAAATTCATTAATATTTAATAATCCTCCATATTCTTCTAAAGTTAACCAATGCGGTGCTAATACTATATGTTTATATTTAGAATAAGTTAAAAAAAATAATAAATTAATTAACGATTCGCGTTTATATAACGCAGAATCATTTAAATCTAAGTTATAACTTTTAACACAATTATAACTACAAAAATTACCTATACAATAAAATGTTTCATTGTAATAATTTTCAGGTAATTGTACTGGTGGTGTATCAAATGTATTTTTACACCACCAGCATTTTGTATTATTATTAAAAATGATATTATGAGTTATTATTTTATTTACATTATTTATAATATACGTATTTTGATTAAAGGTTGTATTTAATTCACTGCTAAATGTATTTGAATCTGTATTAACTGATTCATTTTTAATAAATAAATCAGTAAGGTCATTATTAGATGATTTATTATCATTAACTACTAAATTATTATTAATATCATTTATTGATATTGGAATATGAAATATTATTTTTTCATCTTCAGTATTAATTATTTCATTAATACTTTCTAAATTTTCATTTCTATTTATATTTTGGATAAGATTTTTAGGTTTGCGTCCGCGTTTTTTTTTATGATCCATAAGTTTAAAAATATAAATATAATATTATTACATCTTTAAATTTATAGATTAAATCATCTAAAGAAATAAAATTTTGAATTTTATTCAAAAGATTAGGTTATAACTATATTTGCTTTTTTATTTTTTTTTTGATATTTTCTTTTAGGATTTTCACTAAGAGTTGTTTCTGAAATTAATCTATCATTATTTGAAGATACTTCATCTTGTGTATCAGCATTACTTCTAATAGTGCCAGATAAAGTATGTATGCGATTTAATATATCTTTAACATTTTCAGGAGCTTTAATTGATGGTTCTTGATTATTAGTATTTTCAAAATTATTCCTATAATCGGTATTCTTATTTTGATTTTGTGCAATAGTTTCTATAAAATTTTGTTGTTGTTGCATTTTATGTTGTAACTCTTTAATATAATTTTGTTGTTGTAATATGTGATTTTTATTATCAATTTCATTTTTTTTTATTTTTTCCTTTTGTTTTTCTATATTTAATTCTTGTGGTGTCATAAATTGTGAACTTTCTTTTGAATTACCATTTATTATTTTATTTAATAATCCAGGATTTGATGATAATATAGAGTCTAAACCTGGTAATTTTGAAGCATA